TTACTTGTGATGGATGAGGCAGCTTATATTGAAGGTGGTGAAGAGGTTTACGCGGCAGCTCAACCAGCACTTTCTACGGGTGGTAGAGCAATTTTAATTAGTACACCTAATGGTATGGATCCTCTATACCATAAAACGTACATGGCAGCCAAAACAAAAGAAAAATCAAACAATCCATTTAATATTGTTGAAATGAGGTGGTTTCAAGATCCTCGTTATAATGTAGGTATGAAATGGCAAAAAAAGAATGAAGCTGATGAGGTTGTAGATGAGATGGTTGAGATGGATTTCAATCAATTTGAGAGATTAGAGTCAGAAGGTTGGGTACCAACATCCCAATGGTTTGAGATGATGTGTGGTCAGTTAAATAACAACGCTAGAATGATTGCACAGGAATTACTATGTGCGTTTAATGGTTCTGGTGATAATGTTATCCATTCAAAATATATTGAATATCATAGAAAAAATAATGTTAGAGAACCTATCAGAACTGAATGGTTAGATAATGGTATGTGGATTTGGGAAGATCCAACTATTGGTCATGAATATATTATGGCTGTCGATGCGGCTTCAGGTTCAGCGGATGATTTTGGTACTATCTGTATTACGGATTTTACAACAGGTCATCAAGTCGCTGAGTATCACGGTAAAATAGCTCCAGATATATTAGGTGAGATTGCTACAGAGTATGGTAATAGATATGAAGCCTTTGCGGTTGTCGATATTACTGGTGGTTGGGGAGCGTCAACAGTGTTAAAAATGATTGAACTTGGATATTCATCAAAAAGAATGTACTATGATGTTGTTATTGGTATCGATTCGGTAACAAATAACAAGGCATTGGAGAAACATATGAATGATGGTAAATTACCTGGAATTAATTTTCAAAAAAATAGAAACACAATTATAACCAAACTTGAAGAAGCTATTCGTTTAGATTCATTTAAAGTTAGATCTGTTAGAGCCCTTGCAGAAATGGATACTTTTGTTTTTAAAAATGGAAGACCAGACCATATGAAAGGGTATCATGACGACCTTTTAATGGGTATTGCAATGTGTTGTTTTGTTGGTCAAACATCTTTTAAAGATTTAGAAAAAAGTAAGGGTCAAGCTAAGGCAATGTTAGATTCTTGGATTGTTTCCACGAGTACAAATGAATCTATCAGTGAATTAAATAGTACTGAATATAATAACATGTTAAGTAGTGGAGATTTAGGGCGACATGTTCAATCAGCAACATCAGAATATAATTGGGTTTTTATGGGTCTTAACGGTTTTAAAGATAAAGAAAAGAATAAAAAAATTGTAAGAAAATAAAAATGGCGAGAAGTACAAGAATATCACAAAATAAACCATTTCCTAACTCGAAAAACGTTAGAAGAGGTGCGGGGCCGATGAGTTATCAATGGAGTCCTACGCCTTTTCAAAAAAAAAGCGAGACCCAAAAAGGGTTAATAGGATGTAATGGGTATATAGATAATATTACCACGTATGTGTATAATATTTTAAATAACGGTGATCATTTGGCTTATGTCAACTGCGACTATGTAGTATAACATTCACATTTAACGTTGTTAGTTTACCTTTAAATTTGAATATTTATGTGTAAATAACAAAGTTTTTTAAATAAAAATTAATGGCAGATAATAAAGATTTAACGGTATATCAAAAACTCTTTTACTTGTTTGGTCAAAACAAACAAATTCAAAGAACCACCCCAAAATACACTTTAGGAGATGGTGATATAATTACAACCAACTCTAAACAAGAGTACGAGAAAGAAAAACTACAGGGACAACAACAAAATTATATAGAGGCTCAATGGGCTAGAGTTGACAGTGAATTATATCAAAAGGCTGTTTATTATGAAACATCAAGAATTGCCTCTTACATGGATTATGAGGCGATGGAATTTACACCAGAAATAGCTGCCGCTTTGGATATTATGGCTGAAGAATCTTGTACACCCAGTGAACAAGGAAAGGTTTTAACAATTCAATCAAATTCAAAAAGAGTTAAAAACGTATTAGAAGATTTATTTTATAATATTATAGATATTCAAACCAGTTTACCAATGTGGACTCGTAACACATGTAAGTATGGTGATAATTTTGTATTCTTAAAAATAGATAGTCACAAAGGTATTATTGGATCATCTCAATTAACTAATATCGAGATGGATCGTAAGGAAGAAGGTATGTTCCCATCACAAGGACAAGGTGAGAAGGAAGCTCCAAAGAAAAAACAGGTTACATTTCATTGGCGTGAAAAAAATATTGATTTTAATCCATGGGAAATTGCCCATTTTAGACTATTAGGTGACGATAGAAGATTACCTTACGGTACTTCTGTTTTAGAAAAAGCAAGAAGAATTTGGAAACAGTTACTTCTATCTGAAGATGCGATGTTAGTTTATCGTGTTGTAAGGGCACCAGAAAGACGTGTATTTAAAGTTTATGTAGGTAATATCGACGATAAAGACGTAGATGCTTATGTACAAAAAGTGGCTAGTAAATTTAAAAGAAATCAGGTTACCGACCAAAAAACAGGTCAGGTTGATTTACGTTATAATACCTTAGCTGTTGACCAAGATTATTTTGTTCCTGTTAGAGACCCCAATGCACCGAACCCAATTGAAACGTTGGCTGGTGCTAGTAATTTAGGGGATATCGCTGATATAGAATATATTCAGAAAAAATTATTAACAGCTCTTAGAGTACCAAAGGCTTTTTTAGGGTTTGAGGAAGTAGCGGGTGATGGAAAAAATTTAGCTTTGTTAGATATACGTTTTGCTAGAACAATTAACCGTATTCAACAATCAATGATTCAGGAGTTAAATAAGTTAGCGATTATACATTTATTCATTTTAGGTTTTACAGATGATTTAAATAATTTTACATTAAACCTAACCAACCCATCAACCCAAGGGGAGATGTTGAAGGTAGAACAATGGAAAGAAAAAGTTTTATTGTATAAAGATTTAGTATCACAAGTAGATGGCGGTATTGCACCATCATCACATACTTGGGCTAAGAAAAACATCTTTAATTGGACTGATGATGAAATCAAAACCGACCTTGAACAACAAAGGATGGAAAGAGCCGCATCTGCTGAATTAGAAAATACCGCTTCAGTAATTAAGAAGACTGGACTCTTTAGTAGAATCGATAGTCTTTATGGTGAAATAGGTGGTGGTGAACAGACAGCGACAGGAACTGAAGAAGGTGGAGAAGAAGGTGGTATGGATTTAGGTGGCGGAGGCGGAGGAGGTTTCGGCGGAGGTGGAGGCGGTGGTCTCGATTTTGGCGGAGATGAAGAAGCTGGTCTAGGTGGTGAAGAAGCTGGTCTAGGTGGTGAAGAAGCCGGTCTAGGTGGAGAAGAAATTGGTGGTCCTGAAGCCGGAGCACCTGAAACAGGTGGATTTGGTGAGGGTTTCCGTAGTCAAGATAAGAATATAGTCGATAAACTTTTATTGGAAGGTAGACGTAAGAATGAAGATATTTTTATGATGACTGAAGGTATTAAAAATTTAATTGGTGAGGAAGATGAAGAAGTTGAAGAAGAATTTTAATTTCTAGTAAAATAATAATATTTATATAAAAAAGAATTATGAATTTCGGAACAATTAAAGACATACACGCTAAATTTTTAGTAGATTCCTATATAAAGGAAACTAAAAACAGTATAAATAAAAAAATCTATAAAAATTTTATAAAAAATTTAGTTGAAAATCCTATTCTTAAAACACAATTTATTGTTTATAAAAACATTGAGAATGGATACCTATCTTCTGAAGTTAGTGCTGTTGAGTATTTGAAAGAAAATATCTCTCTTTTTGATAAATTCAATAAAGGAGATATTATTAAAGAAAATACTAAATTAGGTGATAAATTAAACGTTACTTATAAAAGTTATCTAGTGCCGGGTGAAATGTCACAATCAACTAGTACTATGTTGATGAATAAATCTAAAAGTATTCACGAGGCGATTAATAATCTAATTACACTGGAGAAATCGGCTGAAACTATTAACACACTTCACGAATCTTTCGAGGTTGTTAAAAAATGGTTAACAACACCAAAAGAAATTTCAGAAGGTATTAAAAAACCTACAGTAGATGCTAACAAATTTTTAAACAGTGCTGTGGATAAATATAATGAAAAATATTCAACATTATCTGAAGAAGAAAAAGGTGTTATTAAAAGCATTATGTCCACAAATAAGAAAGAAAAGGAGATATTTTTAAAGAATATGGTAAAAGAATCTATCATCTTAATTAATAATATACTTAAAGAATATGGTGGTAATATTGATATTAAATCAAAATTATTAGAAGCTAAAGATGTTGTGTACAACATAGAATATAACGAAGAGACATTTAAAGAGGATATTACAAAAATATACAATTTAAAAAATAGTCTAACTGATTAAAATAAATTTTAGTTTTAAAATGATTAATGACGGTTTGGATAATTTAAAAAAATTACATGAAATTGTGACCAAAATGGAATCACAAAAAGAGGTTTTGGAGATGGAAGATTCAATACCGTATCATGATGAGTTAACAGATAAAATTAATAGTTTAATTCACAATGGGTTAAGAAATCTGTCTTATGAACAAAATGATAAGATTAAACTAAAAAATTATGAAGTACTATTCACATCGATTATTGCTGTATTTGAAGGTGTAAAACAAATTGTGTAATGGAAAATAACGA